GCCCATAACACTATGTTTGATGGGGCTATTCTTAGTTGGCTGTTTGATATTCACCCTAAGCTATGGCTTGATACGNTGTGTATGGGNCGNGCGTTACATGGTACGGAAGTTGGTGGTTCGCTTAAGTACTTGGCTGACATGTATGAGATCGGCGAGAAAGGTAACGAAGTCTTAAACGCATTAGGTAAGCACCGCGCGGACTTTACTGAAGAAGAACTAGAACGGTACGGCGACTACTGCATACAAGACGTTGAGCTTACCTATCAGTTGTTTGAGATATTCCTAAAAATATTCCCGAAGAAAGAACTTAAAGTAATCGACATGACACTGCGTATGTTCACCGAGCCTAAGTTGGAGTTGGACGTAGGTAGGCTAGAAGATCACTTGGATACGCTGCAAGAACAAAAAGAAAAACTACTCGAAGAGTGCGGCATCGAGAAAGAAGAGCTGATGTCCAACCCTAAGTTCGCTAAGGCACTTGAGTCGCTGGGTGTTACCCCGCCAATGAAAACAAGTTTACGTACGGGTAAGGAAGCCTTTGCTTTTGCTAAGAGCGACGAGGGGTTCAAAGCCCTACAAGAACATAATGACGCGCGAGTGCAAGCCCTAGTAGCTGCACGAATTGGTTTGAAGAGTACGCTAGAAGAGACCCGCACCGAGCGGTTCATCGACATTGGTATACGCGGGACAATGCCCGTACCGATTCGGTACTACGCTGCACACACAGGAAGGTGGGGCGGTTCCGACAAGATAAACCTACAGAACCTACCATCGCGCGGTCCGAACGGCAAGGTATTGAAATCATGTATTTGCGCCCCCGAAGGCCACACCCTGATCGAAGCTGACTCTGCGCAGATAGAGGCCCGGGTGCTAGCTTGGTTAGCAGGACAAGTTGATCTAATTAGAGCGTTCGAGAAAGGCGAAGACGTATACAAGAAGATGGCGGCTACTATCTATAATAAGAAAGAGGAAGACATAACACCCGCCGAACGCTTCATCGGCAAGACTACTATTCTAGGTGCGGGCTACGGTATGGGTGCCGCTAAGTTCCGCGATCAGTTAAAGGGTATGGGTGTCGAGGTGACTAAGATAGACGAGGAAGAATGTAAGCGCATCATAAGGGTGTATCGCAGTGCCAATGCTTCTATCTCTCAGTTGTGGCGTGACGCACAGAATGCTGTGATGGGTATGTACCAAGGCGAACGCTACGGCATAGGCAAAGCGGGNGTGCTAAGAACTCTACCAGAAGTTAATGGCATACGTCTGCCGTCGGGACTCATCATGCGGTACGGTGATCTCAAAGCCGAAGAAGGCGAGATGGGGACTCAGTTTTCGTACAAGACCCGTAGAGGGTGGGTAAATATCTATGGCGGTAAGGTTATAGAGAACGTATGCCAAGGCATCGCCCGCTGCATTATGTCGGATCAAATGTTAATGATTTCAAAGCGGTACCCTATACTTCTTACTGTCCATGACTCTGTGGTATGCTGTGTTCCAGATAGCGAAGTTGACGAAGCTGCGGCTTATGTTGACTCATGTATGCGACACACTCCCGAGTGGGCACAGGGCCTTCCGGTGCGTGGTGACGTGGAGATCGGAAAGAACTACGGAGAAGTCACGGAATGGGTAAACCCACATGGTCCTTCAGCAGCATAAAAACTTTCGACCAATGTCCCAAGAAGTATTACCACACCAAAGTACTTAAAGACTACAAAGAAGACTTTAACACCGAAGCTATACTGTACGGCAATGAGTTTCACGAAGCTGCGGAGCATTACGTACGGGGTGATGTTGAAGAGCTAGACCCAAGATTTGACTATGCGTTATCTGCACTAGACAAACTTAAGAACATGAAAGGCGAGAAGCTCTGCGAATATAAGATGGGGCTTACCGAGAACCTTGAACCCTGCGGTTTCTTTGATAAAGACGTATGGTTTAGGGGTGTCTCTGACCTTACGATATTAGATAGAGAAGCTGGTGTAGCTAAGATATTTGACTACAAGACCGGTAAGTCTGCGAAGTATGCGGACAAGGGACAGCTTGAGTTGATGGCGTTAGCTACGTTCAAGCACTTCCCAGAAGTAAAGGTAGTAAAGAGTGGCTTACTATTTGTAGTGTGTAACGCGTTTATCAAAGAGACGTACACTATTGAGAACGAGCCTGCCCTTTGGGAAAAGTGGTTAGGTGAATACGGTAAGCTAGAGAAAGCGTTTGAGGTAGATACTTGGAACGCAAGGCCAACGGGGCTTTGCCGCGCATGGTGCGTGGTACTGGAATGCCCACATAACGGTAAGAGGTAACGACATGCCTTACAAGAACCCGAAAGATAGACCGAAGCAGAAGAACAAGCCCGTAGGCAGTCCTGAGTTTGAAGCTCGAATGGAACGCCAACGCGCTAGACGTAAGATGGATAAAGAAGGTAAGGACGAAAACAAGAACGGTAAGGCGGACAAGCGTGAAGGCAAAGACGTTAGTCATAAGAAAGCGCTAAGCAAAGGTGGCAGCAACAAGGACGGAGTTACAGTAGAAAGCCGCAGCAAGAACCGCGCTAGAAACTACAAAAAGAAAAAGTAGTAACTAAAGGAAAGGATGAATGCAAATAATAGATAACAGAGGCTTGCTTCTGAGGCTTCGTAATCCCGCTAAAATCACAACGGCAATACCAACAAGTAAGGCAGTGGGTGAGCACGAAGTACTAGTTAAGTGGGGCGTAGACGAAGCGCGCGTACTTAGGAACTTAAACGTAAGAGACGTACCCTCACCTATTCTGGGTATGTACGACTGGCCCGGACGGTATACACCTTTCGATCACCAAAAGACAACCGCTTCTTTTCTTACCATGAACCCACGAGCCTTCTGCTTTAACGAGCAAGGCACAGGTAAAACAGCTTCTGCTATATGGGCGGCTGACTTCCTGATGAAGCAAGGCAAGATAAAGCGCGCGCTAATTATATGCCCCCTGTCCATTATGGACTCGGCATGGCGGGCTGACCTGTTTAGTTTTGCAATGCACCGCACAGTGGATATAGCCCACGGAGCTAAAAAGAAGCGCCAAGAAATAATTGCCAGTGACACTGAGTTCGTCATCATTAACTACGACGGTGTAGAGATAGTGAAAGACGACATAGCTAACGGTGGGTTCGACCTGATTATTGTGGACGAGGCAACACACTACAAGAACGCGCAATCCAAACGGTGGAAAGTACTTGCTAGCGTAATGAACGGTAACACTTGGCTATGGATGATGACGGGTACTCCTGCCGCACAGTCACCAGTTGACGCATACGGCTTAGCCAAACTAGTTAACCCCAAAGAAGTGCCTAGGTTTTTCGGAGCATTTCGTGAGTTAGTCATGCACAAGGTGACGCAGTTTAAGTGGGCACCGAAACCCAACGCTAACGATATAGTCTATAACTGCTTACAACCTGCAATACGTTTCACTAAAGAACAATGTCTCGACCTACCAGAGATGACCTACGTGAAGCGTGAAGTAGAGTTGACGGCGCAGCAAAAGAAGTACTACGAACTACTACGCAAGCAAATGATGACCACTGCCGGAGGCGAACAGATTACTGCGGCTAACGCTGCGGTTGCCATGAATAAGCTATTGCAGATTTCATGTGGTGCGGTCTATAGCGATACTGGAGAGACGGTAGAGTTCGATGTTAAGAACCGGTACAAAGTACTGCGTGAAGTTATCGACGAGTCTAGCCAGAAAGTTCTTATCTTTGTCCCGTTCAAGCATGTTATTGGAATACTTAAAGAAAAGCTGAATAAAGAAGGTATCACCAACGACGTGATAAACGGAGATGTAAGTGCAAACAAACGCACCGCTATCTTTAAAGAGTTCCAAGAAACTGACAATCCCCGAGTACTTATCATACAACCGCAAGCTGCTGCGCACGGCGTGACACTTACTGCGGCGAATACAATCGTATGGTGGGGACCAACTTCTTCTCTTGAGACTTATGCGCAAGCTAATGCTCGTGTGCATCGCTCGGGACAGAAGCACCCAAGTACTGTAGTACAACTGCAAGGATCGCCCGTTGAGAAACGCCTATACAAGATGTTAGACGAACGAATAAATATTCACACTAAGATGATAGATTTATACCAAGATATACTTGAACTGTAGTTCAAACTGCAATACACTTTATAAAACGTAACAAAAAAGGAACTATGAATCATGACAGACGTTGTTGTGACGGACCTCGACCGCCTCGTTTCTGTATACATTAAGATTCGAGACAAGAAAAACGAGCTAGCTGCTACGTTTGCTGAGCAAGAGAAAGAACTTGAAGGCAAGCTAGATAAGGTAAAGCACGCTCTACTAGAACATTGCAAGGCCACTGGAACTGAGTCTGTAAAGACCGCTTCTGGTACGTTCTGGCGCACTCAGAGAAAGCGTTTCTGGACAAGTGACTGGGAAGCAATGAACCGATTCATCGTAGAAAACGAAGCGGTGGATTTACTGGAGAAACGAATTCATCAAGGCAATATGAAAGAGTTTCTTGAAGAGAACCCTGACGTACTACCGCCGGGGCTAAACGCAGACAGTGAGTACTCTATTACTGTACGGAGGAAGAAATGATTGACACGGCAAGTTACGTCCCTGTAGAGGATGTTGCTGAGCATCTTTCTGTGAAGGTGAGCACAATTAGGCAGTGGGTGAATAAAGGCTTTATACCAAAAAGTACTTATATAAAAGTGGGTTACACGTACCGCTTTAATATCCCCGCAGTCGTTGAAGCACTAAAACAGGATGAGCCTAGCGACACCCACGAAGCAGAAGGGCAGATTACCCAACAACTAGAACTAGACTTTAATGAGGAACAAGACCTATGAGCGAATTAGCTTTGTTTGACAACATGCCACAAGAGTACAAAGACTTACTGGCACAACTAGAGCCTGATAAGAACGCATCCGGTGGCGGCGCTAAGGGCGGTACTAACCGTCTCAGTATCCGTGGTGGTGTATTCCGCAAGGTGGTAAATGGACAGGAAGTAGGCGAACTTGATGGGCGCTCTATTAACATAGTAATCGTTAAGACCTCACCTGTATCACGCATGTTTTACGAGGGGCAGTACGTAGCAGGACAAGCTACCGCACCTTCTTGTTGGTCTGCTGATTCTGGTAGTGGTAAGCCATCGCAAGACGTGCCAAGTGATACACGCCAATCAGTATCGTGTTTTGATTGTCCTAAGAACATAAAAGGTTCGGGTCAAGGCCAGTCACGTGCGTGTCGTTTCCAACAACGTGTTGCTGTAATGCTAGCAGATGCAGAAGGTAAGCTGCGCTCTAATGCGGTGTACCAACTCTCTCTACCCGCTACTAGTGTGTTCGGTGATGACAAGAAGAAGATGGGTCTACAGTCTTACGCTCGTTTGATCGACGCACANAACGTACCACTAGCATCCATTATGACTGAGCTTCGTTTTGATACTGATAGTTCTACTCCTAAGCTGCTGTTTAAGCCGGTAAGAATACTGGACAAAGACGAGCTACGCATGTCGGTAGACGCTCAGAAGGACGAAGGTACATTAAAGTTAGAAAGACGAGCTACGCATGTCGGTAGACGCTCAGAAGGACGAAGGTACATTAAAGTTAGTTACGCTATCTATAAAACCCAAACAAGATACTAGCGTTCCACAACTAACTAATGATACAGTCCCAAGCCCTACCCCAGAAAAGACTTCGCTGTTTGAAAGCAACGACGAGGACGAAGCTGAGGAAGAAGTGGAAGAACCCAAAGTTAAGGTGTCTAAGAAGAAAAAAGACGCACCGGCACCTGACGTTGATTTAGCTTCTTTGCTAGATGAGTTCGATGACTAATAAAAAGCGGGTGCCTTCGGGCACCCGTAACCTCCCTACTAAATGGACTAGAAGATGGACACCAAACAGTTTTTGAGTACGGTGTTGAGTGAAAATGGTTATTACTGCGTAGCAGGTTTAAAAGACGGCAAGATGGTACGTAAGTCCTTCGAGACTTTAGATGCTATCGTAGATGTCGCAAACAATTTTGATGTAGAAGAGCGGGATGCGTACTTTGCACCTGCTTCATTTGTTGACGGTGCTAGCACCAAAGGCGAAAACATACACCAGATAAAGTCGCTTTTCTTAGATTTAGATTGCGGCACAGGCAAGCCATACCCTACGCAAACCGAAGCACT